AAGAGATATAGATAGCTTTCTCAAATACTTAAATTTTTTTATCAAATTTAAAAATGAGAAAGGAACCTCGTCTAGCGGAAATATAGGTAGTTATGCATTCATTGCTGGGGTAAATAATAACAATGAAATAACCACTTGTATGAGTTTACAAGAGTTTGGTTTAAAGCATAATCTTAACCTTGAAGCAACTCCAAAAGAAGAAAAACAAAATGAAATTACAAGAGAACGTCAAAGAGATAGAGATGGGCCATCCTTCGGTTTTTAAATAATTCTATAAATGCCAATCCACAAAATTGGCATTTAAAAAAAAGGGTAACCAAAAAATATTTTCAAAGTGCTCTAACACATATCCCAACTTGAATATTATTGTTGATCGTATGAGCTGTGCATCCTGAAAGCAGAATACACAGCAAAACCAGAACCTTCATAGTGAAATGCGGTTAGCAATCCAGCCATAGAAAAACTGCTCTTGGCTTTTATTGCGCTCACAGATTTCAATGTAGCGTTGTCCTTGCATAATATTGAGAACTCGAACTAAAACTTTCTCACCTTCTTTTCCACGTTTAGCTAAATAAGTTTTAAGAGCATTAAGGGTTGCTGGACCATAAATTCCATCTACAGATAAATCTGGCCACCCTGCTTTACCATTGTTATTCAGGAGATTCAAAGCACGCTGTAAAAGTGGTTTTGCAAAGCCGGTACCGCAATTCACACCAGTGTCTAGAAGCTCTTCAGCTACAGCAGAAGAAATGATATTCACCTGATCAAAACGTGGGGCTGTCCAGTACTGTTTCTTGTAAATCGCTTTGGCCACTTCAAGTGGTAAATCTTTCATATTGCTCTTATAACCGTTTGCACGTGCTACAGCTTCAGTAATACCGTATTTGGTTGCACCTCCTCGATCGGCAGGATTATTTACGTAGCCGCCTTCTCGTTTAATTAATTCATCAAGATATTGTTCGATGTTCATTTCACTTTCCTTTAGATACAAAAAACCGCCCGAAGGCGGCATTAGCTGTTTTCAATGTCTTTTCTGGCTTTTTTAAACTCTTTGATCACTTCAACGATCGTTTTACCTTCCTGCTTATCAATGAAGTTAAAGATCCATCGGACTAAAGCCCAACCGGGTAAACCACAAACAAAGAAGAAACCACCAAGTGCAATCATCCCCCATACATCAGTAACCCATTCATGCAGCCCCCACTTCACAATAATGAATGAACCGCCAGCAAGACTTGATACAACCGTACAGATCAAGCCTACGGCCCACTCTTGTGGTGAGCGCGGCATACGTGTCATCAATACAACTGCTGCAACTAAAGCGACCGCTAAAGTCACCATAATTGCTGCACCATAAAATTTTAAAATTGCTGTTAAACCGCTAGTGGAAACTGGTTCCATTAATATCTCCAGAAAATAAAAAACCGCTAGGAAGCGGTAGTTCTTCGTTGTCCAATCCATCATTGGACCGACCATAAAAAAGCACCCGGTTGGGTGCTCAAAGTTCTTTTAAGATTTAAAGGGTTTGTAGAATTTTCCCTCCGTTAATCAATTGAGTTGTTAGCGGTGCCACCCCAACAATTGCAGGTCCACCCGGCCCCGGCTGGCCTTCCGTCGTTCCATGGTATTGCCAATTCCATGTTCCATCATTGGTAGACTTGGTACCACGTTCGCCCCAGTTTCCACCGTCGCCAGAAAGTGGGGATGTAACATAACTGTTTGCTAACCGATAGCCCTTACCAGAAATTTCAGCGCTCGCATCTGTGACTTTATTAACTTGTAAATAACCATCAAGATACAAGCGCTCGCCTTGTGAGTCATTTGAGATTGGCTGTCCAGTCATGACTCGGCCGAACGGTGCACCTCCACCACCAGCAACACCTTGAACCCCAAAGGATCTATCTGCATAAAGGCCACTTGGTGTTGCTCCACCACCAGATCCGCCTCGAGCTAACGTCCCTCCATCGATAATCAGGTTTAGTTTGCTGTGTCGATTCAATAAACCTGGTGCACCCTGAAACCCATCACGGCGTGTTTTCGAAAAATTGAAATCAGGATCTGTTTCCCATGCACCATATGCCAAATGAGGTAAACCACCATCACCACCACGGCCAACAACTACCCCTTTAATCGTTAAATTTACGACCAGATCAGGTGGGAACTCACCTGTATCTATCGCCGGTAATTCAGTTGCAGCAGGAACAGTAAATACGCGTTTTGGTGGATTACCGTCATACTTGGGGTTATAGACAAATCTGGTTTCCGGTCGATAAGAACTTGAACTTGAAACCAGTGCACCTGCTTCAACTACAAAACTGATTTCGCCAGTCGTTGGTAAATCACCTCTTTGCATTTGATACAAACGAGCCAGATTTATATCTAGCTGGTCATATCGAATGTAAATCGGTGAATCATCTACCGGCACGTCAATAAAGTCCTTGTCATTGAGGTAATAACGTTCATCGTAATTAATTGCAGTAATGGTATTAGAGAACTGGTCAGCCGGTTCTCTTTTTGCAACCAGATAAGGCAGTGAGCCTTTGGTATCGTCATTAACCACCGTATAGATAGTATTCACAAAATCATCAGGACTAAGCTTTAAGGCCCCGTTCGGTAAACGGCCTAAAACCACCTTGTTCTTGGCAGATCCAGCGGTAACAGGAATAAGGTCCACTGTGCCATCCCCCATTTGCAGATAGATCACATAGCTCTTGCCAGCTATGAAATCTACATCATGGCTTAAAGTCAGGATTAAACCCTCTTGCTGCACCACCTCACCGCTTTGATGAATACCATTGCGATAATCCGCTACAGCAATCCGGTCACGTAAAACCAGTAATTCTGATTCTGGTGCCGCATCAAAGGTAATGGATTTACGTTGAAACCGAAGCTTATTCCAGAGCCGGTAAGCATTGAAATGAGCTTGCCACTTGTTCCGTACACCAACAGACTTCACTTCTTTCGGGTTCTTTGCTCCTTTGTCTGGCAAATAGATATTGATACGGCTATCGTCGGTCGGATCCGTGTATTCATAGATCAGTCCATCGTAGTCATCCATCACACCAAAGGTCAGATCATGCTTGTAACTATCCGGAATGATATTCCTGAAATTAAACAGCATTACCGAGTTATCAGTTGGCCGTTCAAAATAAAGCTTGAGCTTGTTGTTTTGTCGATAAGCGGTACAAAACACTGCATCACAAAGATTGGTGACCAGCTCTTCAAAAGATAGGTTTGTATCATCAATAGTGGTGCAGAACTCTGCCGCTAGTGGTGTACCGAAATAATCCACTACATCGTTATAAGTCCGATAGATATTTTCCAGATCTATTTCGTCGATCGTACGGCGGCCAATCTTGTCATCCAGTGCCATTGAAACCAGTGCATCAGCAAAGCTTGATGTTGGAAATAGCTCTGTCGTCATAGCCCCATTTTTATAGGTCGGCAACATTCGCTGAAGATCGAAATTGATCTTACGGGACTTAACAGATAAAGCTCCGGTCGTTGCATAAGTACGTGCACGAAAAACCGTTTCATGTTCATACACTGTGCTTTGCAAGGGATAAGCACCATAAAGCGCCTGCCACTTTACTTCATCAACTACTGTTGTAACTGCCGATGTTGGTGTTAAACGGCGTGCACGGACACTACAACGCCCCTGAAACGTGACCATATCAAGTGTTGCGCCAACGGTCTGACGCGACTTTGCCGAACCTTTCAAAATGATCTGCTTCAGCATCGGATTACCAATCGCTGCACCAGATTCATTTACCGGTGTTACTTCAACTTCAATCGTGACGTTAACAGCGGCCTGATTCCCACCTGAAGAAACGGTATAAAGTCCATTGGTGGCCACAAAATTACATAGCACCCGGCTACGTTCAACATTGTCCAGAATGAATGGACCAATCCATTTTTCACCTATTGAACTGATCTTTGGTGACAAAGCTGCAGTTTGTTGGTTATTTAACTCTTTAAGCTTTAACCAGTTAGCATTAACGGCCGCCGGATTTGATAACGTCATTCGATCATCAGCTACCGATAGAACGCTGTAAGTGCCGTTTAAATCATAAGTCTGGCCGTTAAACGTTAATGAGGCATTGGTGATTTCTACGCGGTCATTACTTACAAACTTAGTGGTTAAATCCGTATTGTTTGCAGATGCCCGAAGGATCTCGTTTGGATATGCAAAATGAAGATAGTTCGTACCTTCTAAAGACTGTGTATCTGCTGGACGGAGAACTTGGCCATTAACAGAAGTTTGATGCTGAACCGTTAGTGGGGGCGTGGTAATTTCGGTACCAAGCGAGAAATATGGCTCACCCGAGACAATATCGACGCCTGGTCGAAAGACTTCTACCGATGCGCCGGCAATATCAACAATGTTGGTTTCACCGTCATATGCACCGTTAATTTTATAGTGACCACGACCAATACAACCAACAACATGTTCAACTTCAACGTTGTTTTCATATACCTTGTAAGGTACTGCGATTAGGTCGGGAGTATTCCACCCAGCTCCATAGTTATCAGCAATACGACCATTCACCCGGATCTTGTTTTCCCGGTTAGAAAGTTCATTGTTTGCTGAAGAAGACTGGTTAGTATTTTGAGTCGTTTGTGCTATTGATGGCGTCGGCATTAAAAATGCGATCGCAATACTAATCACAATCGAAACAATAGCAGCGACCCATTTTGGGTTCTCAACTACGATAAAAGTACCCGGTAAGAAATCAAGCTGCTTTAACTCATAAGCATTCTTCGGTGTGACTTCGTTCGCAAATGAAATTTCCGCATGATCCATATTGCTTGTGGTATGAAAGATACGGACATGCTCAGGCATATGTTCATATTTTGAAGTGAGCCATTGCCCAATGGTTTGAGCCTGCTCAATTGTCTTTTCTTCAGACAAAGCGTCTTTTTTATAAATAACTTTAATCATAATAACTGACCCGATTAAACCCCATTCCCATCACAACCTCTTCAGGCAAATAAGTGACTCCGCTTTCCATGAGGTGAAGAATCTTTTGCCCACGAAAAAGCCCCACATGCGGGGGCTTATTTCTTTGTCTCGGATGGAAGGCGACTATGCAGCCTTCCTTGGGCATGGGTAGCGGATTTAAAAGTTTTAACCGTGAAGATAAAAAAGTAATTTTGCCCTTAGGCTGCATAAAGAGTTCAAGCGCTTCCGCCCGATCTATGCCGTATAGGTCCATTGCAGCTTCATGAACAAAGTGAACACAGTTGTAGTGATCCTCGTCATATTGCCTATCGAGCAAATGATCATGACTTTTCATATAGCCCCCTTCAAGCCACTAAAGCGATCCAGTGCAAAGATATCTCCGGTTTTAGTGGTATTTAATCGCGGTGATTCGGCCTTGAATGTCACAGCCTTATGGTTCATGGCAACACTGGAGAGTTGCAGTCCAAGTAAATAAAACATTGGAGAATTCAGATTGTCTGAACTGTAAATCCGGTAGTTTACTGTTGGCTTTACATCTGGATATTGCCCTTCGATTACCCGTTCAAACTCATCAGGCATCACATCACCTAGACCAGAGATAGAAACGGTTAATGTCTGGTCAAGATCACCAAGCATTCCGGATCTTTGGATAGAGACTGGCAGGAACTCATAATAGACCTGACCGGATCCTTCCTTATGTTGTACATAGACACCTCGGTCATCATTACGGACTACCCGGTAAGTATTCATAAAAGAAGGATGTGATAGCTCAATACATTCCAGTTGATAAACATCAACTTTTCGATTGAAAAAGAATTTGGCATATTCGTTATCCATCAGACCTCCCAATCCTTAATCAAAGCGATATCGGCAGTAAGGTTAGGCTGGTTTTGAACAACCTCGAGCTGCGCATTTACCCGGTAAAGGTTGCCGTTGACTTCATTGGTCTTGAAAGAGTTTGGAATGAAATTGCATAGATATTGCTGCCGTGCTCCCTGATCAATCACCAGATCCGCATAAAATGAAGCTGGCTTATTCTGGTAGACCCGCCAGAACGCCATCATTTTATTGAAATCTGTTTTACTTAAATTCCAGTTCACATCAACAATGTGGCTATTACGTTTCACATCGATGTAATAGCGTCCACGCCCACCATCCATTTGTTGACGCTTTACATCATCACCCGGTGTTACGCCATAGCCGCTGGTCTGAGGATTTAGCTTTAACTTGTACATAACTTTCCTTCAGG